ATTGCGCAAGCCGTTATGAAAGGTTGCGGCTATGCAGTCATTGAACGCGGTGCTGGCGGTATTCCTGTAGCACTGACTTGCGTAGATACCGACCAAGTCGAGCGCCGCGTTTTAGACGGTCGGGTGTTGTTTAAGCTGCACGACAGCACGATCATCGCTCAGGAGGACATGTTGGAGATTTGCAACCTGCAAAGGCGGTCACCTATCCAGCTGCACCGCGAGAACCTCGGACTGGCACAAGCCGCACAGGACTACGGATCGCAGTATTTCGGCAACGGTGGCCAAATGACTGGTGTATTGTCCAGCGAGCAGCCGTTGAAGTCGGAACAGATGGAGGTACTCCAGCGCTCTTGGAACGCAAGCAAGACGACAGCAGGAACCAAGCTGTTGCCGTTTGGCTTTAAGTACAACCGCATCAGCATCGGACCGGAGGAGGCGCAGTTTATTGAAACGCGCAAGTTCCAAGCCGAAGAGATTTGCCGCATCTTCAGTGTACCGCCAGCGCTGGTACAGCTGGAATCACAGACGACATACAACAACGTCGAGCAACAGAACCTGATGTTCGCGCGGCATACGGTCCTGCCATGGGCCAAGCGCATCGAGCAGGAGCTAGCCAGTAAGCTGCTTACTATGCGCGAAGCACGCAACCACTACTTCAAGTTCTCACTGAACGACCTGTTCCGTGGTGATATGCAGGCGCGGTCTAGCTTCTACACTCAGATGCTACAGAACGGCGTCATGAACATCAACGAGGTGCGTGCTACCGAGGAACTCAACCCAACACCAGGAGGCGACACGCATACGGTGCAAGTCAATCAGATTGCACTTGACCGCCTTGGCGCCTACTCAGATAAAATCGCAAGCGATGACAACGGACAATCACCTTCCTAACTACGTCAAGCGGACGTTACACAACGTAAGCCGCAGGACGGACAAGGCCACATACATGCAACTGGTGGCCATCTACACCAACACACCAGGCACTGACAAAGAGCGGATCAGTGAGGTGCGCAACTTTATCAGCGGTGTAGCTGAACGCAAGTCGCAGAAAGCAGAAGCCAACGGCGTACAGTTCCGAAAGGCTGAGATGCGCGCCAACGATGACGAGATGGTAGTTGAAGGCTACGCTGCTGTGTTCGATAGCGTCACCGACATCGGACCGTTCCAAGAGCGCATTGCACAAGGCGCTTTCTCGGACGTGCTTGACGACGACGTGCGGCTGCTTATCAATCACGACGGGGTGCCATTGGCACGCACAAGCAACAAAACGCTGGAGCTGTCGCAAGATGACACTGGGTTGTTCTACCGCGCCAGCTTGAGCAACACGCAAGCAGGTAAAGATTTGTACGAGATGATCAAGCGCGGCGACATCGATCAAAGCAGTTTTGCGTTTACCATCAAGGAGGAATCGCGGGACGCTGATGACGTGCGAGTTATCGATAAGGTGGGGCGTCTGCTTGACGTTTCTCCTGTAACTTATCCAGCATATCAGGCCGCGTCGGTTTATGCGCGTGCTGAAGAGAAAAAAGAAAATGACTGATCTTCCCATCAAAGACCTGCAGGCACTGCGGTCACAATACGTCGACCAGCGCGAAGACGTAAAAAAGAGCGCAGAACTAGAAGAACGTGACCTGTCTGATACTGACGTAGCAGAGATGGAACGCCTCGCTTCTGAGATTCGCAAAGTAGATGTTAACCTCAAGGTGAAGCGTGAAGACGCTAAGATTGCCGAGAGCGCTGTACTTGCTGGCGAGTCTTCACGCGGTGAGCAACGCGAGTACCAGCGCATGAACAAGCGCCTGGACTTGGCTGGTGCTGTTCGCGATTTGTCGCAAGGCAAGCGCGTGACCGGTGTTGCTGCTGAGTACACACAGCAAGCGTTGAACGAGGTGCGCGGATCTAACGTGACCTTGAAAGGCCAGCTAAGTATTCCCGCCGCCGCAATGCGTGATTTGGGTGACGCTGGTCAGTTTGGTGCTGGTTCTGGTTTGGCTAACGCTCCTGGCTTTGTAGGTACACAAGTAGCTGACGGCATTGCTGCCTTGGCCGCTCCTACTCAGTTCCAAGCTATGGGTGGACGTGTATTGAATGGCTTGACTAGCAACGTCAACGTGCCAATCGTTACGGCTGCTGCTACTGTTGCATCAGCTGCAGAAGGCGCAGACGTAGCCAGCGCAGCCAGCACCATCGGTGCACGCTCTCTGACTCCTACTCGCTACGGTGCATTCGTTACCGTCACCGAGCAGTTGATGTTGCAAGGCGGCCCCGCTGTTGAGAACCTCATCACGCAGGACATGGTTACGCAGCTCAACCGTCAGATTGACAAGGCTGTGTTCGATACCATCATCGGAACCGGTGACGGTGACAGCGATGCAGCAGTAAGTACTGCCGGCATGTTGGCCGGTGAAGCTGCTTTGGTTGCTGCTGGTGTTGACTTGAGCCAAGTCAAGGTCATTGCAAACGCTACCGCACACGCTTTGATTGCTGGTGAAGCTATCGTCAGCAACGTTGACCCAACAATCAACCGCGCAAGCGCTGGCAACTTCTCAGCTATGGGATACCCATACTACGTCACCGACCTGTTGCCAGCCAATGGTGTACCAGCGGAAGGCACGTTGATCATGATGGACCCCAACCAAGCTGCCGTACTCGGACTCTTTGGTGGTCTTGACATCAATGTCAACCCATACGTTTTGGACCTGAGCCACGAGATTCGTATCTCAATCCATCGTTACGCCGACTCTGCTGTACTTCACGCAGCTGCAGCGTACACGTTCCACGACAACGCAGCTTAATAGCTGATTCACATATCACGAGAAAGGCCGGCACTGCGTCGGCCTTTCTTATTTTTACTATATGCAAGTAGACATCACCGGGGCGGCAGTAGATCAGGACACTATCATCACGGTGGCGGACTTGAAGGCGCACATGCGCGTAACGCATACAGCTGAAGACACTCTAATCAGTGCGCTGCGTTCTGCGGCCATCAGTTGGGTAGAGGAGCACTGCAACATTAAGCTGGGCAGCTATACCGCACGCGGATACCTACCAGGCTTTCACAATAGCTATGTGCCTATAGGTCCTGTGACGGCGTTCACGGAGGTTAAGTACCAGACGACGGAGAACAGCGACTACGATACCAACCTCACGACACTGAACGCCAGCAACTGGTATACTGACACCATCAGCCAGCCGGCGCGCATTGCGTTCCGTGACTATCCGCATACCTACGAGTACGCACTCAACCCGGTGGTCGTCACGTTCACCGCTGGATATACCACTATGCCTACGCCAGTGCTGCAGGCCATTAGGCTCTTGGTAGCTCACATGTACGAGAACCGCCAAGAGGAGGTTATCGGCACGATTACCACACGCCTAAAGTTTGGGCTTGAGGCGTTGCTTAATCCGTTTCGCATTATCTACCAGCCATGAAGAACGCAGGACGACGCGACAGGTACATCACGCACCGCACGGAAACGCTGACGCAAGACGACTACGGGCAACCGACAGTCAGCGCGACGGTAGACACTAACATGTGGGCGGAAGTCATCTACGCCGGCAGCGCTGGCGAGAGCATGAAGGCGTACCAAATCTTTCCGCAACGTAGCCTTACGTTCGTGGTGCGGCATCCTAACCCCACCGACGACGTTAGCGGTCTCAGCATCTCACAAGACGACACAATCGTATTCGAGTCGCGCGACTATGACATCTTAGGTTTCGAGGAGATTGGGCGCCGCGATGGGTTGCGCATCTTCTGCAAAGAGAAAGGAACCGATGGCCGATAAAATGAAGGTCGAAGGTCTGGACGAGCTAATCAAGCAAGTACAGCGCATCGGTGAATTCCCGAAGGTCATGGCCAAGGAGTTGCGTAAGAGCAACCGCGACATTGGGCGCATGGCGTCGCGAAGAATCAAGCCACAAATTCCGCGCAGCGGTAAAGACTTTAAGGTGTACGAAGGCACACCCGGACCAGGTAGAGCCAAGAAAGGCGAAGGCAAGGTCCGAATGACCATACCAAGCGGTACACTGCGGCGATCAATCGGTGTTCGCAACAGTCGCGGCAGCCGCATCAATGTATTTGTAGGACCACGAAGAGGCGGCGCTGAAAGGAATGATGGCTGGTTTGCAGGTATCGTAGACGACGGGCATATTGGTGGACGCAACAAGTCTATCAATAGCAGCAACTACAACAAGATTGCTCCGGCGCTGGCTCGCTTGCGTCCAGCTATGGAACGCCTTATGATTATCAAGTATCGCCAGGTGTTTAACAAATTCAAGCTCTAATGGAAACAGGCAAAGCGATATACAAGCTATTGAAAGACAGCGCCGACGTAGGTGCTATCTGTGCGGACCGCATCTACCCAGAGTTGGCACAGCAAGACGTTGACACGCCGTTCGTGGTGTACACCGTAACGGACACCACACCGAGCGGAACCAAGAACGCCACGTCAAAGCTGGACACCTCTCGTGTGGAACTGTACTGCGTCTCAGACGATTACGAACAGGCTATGTCTTTGGGCATTGCTGTACGTGACGCACTCGATAGGCAAAGCGGAACGATTAACGCTGTGCAGGTGCAGTCGGTAGACTTCGACACCAGTGACGTACAGTTCGACCCGGAACAACGGGTCTATGTCTTAGAGCAGACATATGACGTGCGCATCCAGCGCACCGGGCAGGCGGTGACGTACTCACTGTCTCCAGCCAACAGCATCACTATCGAAGAGGTTGACGGCAGCCCAACGGGATTGGCCAACAAACTGGTGTTCAGCAACGGCACGGTGACCATTGACGGCAACACCGCCACGATCACCAGCGGCGGCGGCTCGCTGACAGTCAAGGAAGTTGACGGCACACCAAGCGACACCGCCAGCACAATCATAGTACCCAACGGCACGCTGGCTTTTGACGGCAGCGAGGCCACGCTAAACCTGACGCTGGACACGCTAGATACTACCGGCATACTGGAGCAGATAGCGTTGCAGTTAGCCGACGGCTTCGGCGTTACGTCTAGCGACTTTCCCAACGGACTCATTGGCGACTTCAATCAGGACGGCTATGTAGGCTCCAACGATTTGCTTCTGTTCTTAGCTTACTTCGGCGAGTCGCTCGACAGCGATGCAACAGAGCGCAGTGCACGCTTATCTGCCGCTTTCAGCGCTGGCACCGACGCGCCTCTCGACCTGGTGCGCAGCATCAACAGCGAGACAGGTGACCGCGAAGGCGATGTGAACCTAACGACAAGCGAATTACCTGAAGGCACCAACCTGTACTTCACTGACGCGCGCGCTGATGCTAGGATAGCACTGGCAACGGTGGACAACCTAGCTGATACGCCTGCCGGCATCGGTACCGCTGGCCAAGTGCTTGCCGTCAACAGCGGTCGCACCGGCTACGAGTTCGCCAACCAACCGACCATCCCCGACCTCACCGACTACGTCAGGTTCGTCAACGATGAAGCGCCGGATGATGGCAACGTAGTGTTGACCACGGAGCTGGTGCCGGAGAACACCAACCTGTACTACACCGACGCGCGCTTCGATACCAGGTACGCGACGAAGACGCATTACCACGATCGCTATGCCACCGAAGCAGAGACGGCACGCAGCGGCGCGACAGCCGACGTGGAGCTGTACTACACCGCACGACCTGACGGTGACGGGATAGCCGAGAGCGCAACGAGTGACGTTGGCGAGACCGACACTATCAACAGGACGTTGTATTACGCGACTAAGTTTGACGCCGACCCCGACACCGCTGGCAACTGGACCGAGTACACCACGCAACCAGCTGACAACGCGACCTTTGCCACAGCTAAGGCGGCGCTGCTTGCTGGACTAAACGACACCGACGCTACTGCTGAGACGCGCGGCACCTTGCCACTGTCGCTGAAGATGGTGCGCACGACTACGGCGGCGGCTAGTGACTTGCTGCTTGACACCTACACTGGCGCGGCGGCGGCGTACTCAGTGCGCAAGCTGGACAAGGATTACACAGGCTACTGTATGAAAGTGCGGCGCGCTAGTGATGACGCTGAGGCTGATATCGGCTTTGACAGTAACGGTGACCTAGATACCGCAGCCATCGCCACGCATTGCGGTGCTTCAAACGGTTTTGTTTCGGTCTGGTACGATATGAGCGGCAACGCAAACAACGCCACGCAAAGCACGTCAGGCAGTCAACCGCAGATTTACAACGGGACTGCGGTAATTACCGAGAACGGGAAGCCTGCGGTTGACTACTCGGCAGGTCAAAAACTTACCGCTAATAGTTTGAGCACAGGTTCAGAAGACCGAAGCATTTACAGCGTGTATCGTTCAGATGTTGCCACACTTAACAGTCAATTTTTTGATTTAACCGATACATCAAGCAATGTAACTGGAAGTAGATATTCCATTACTTGTGAAGTTGGGTTAAGATGCTATGCGACCACTTATGTACCTAGTGGCGGCACAACCAGTCAAACATTGCTTTCACTGGAGCAAGACATATCAGAAAGTCCCGAATTGCATATTTATACAAATGGGACTGAACAAGGCAGCGGAGGTAATGTCAATGACAACGTGATTAGCGGCTCAACTATAATTGGTTCAAGCTCGCAAAGAAGTTACACAGGCACATTGCAAGAAATCGTGGTCTACATCAGTGACCAAAGCGACAACCGCACCGGCATCGAGACCGACATTAACACGCACTTCAGCATCTACACATGAGCACCGTATACCTCCCTGTCACCGCGCGCTTGAACCTCACCAGCGAGCAACGCGCCAAAGGCATCAGCCGCGAGCTGTACAACCTCAAGCTACCCAAGCACCTGCACGAACCTGGGCGCACCACTACGATGCTGCTGGCTACCATCGAGCACCCGGAGACAGGCGAGTGGGCTTGCGTCGGTGACACTGAGTTGGCTATTGCCGTACACCCGGAACGCGACCTCAATGCATTGGTGGCACTGTTCCCACAGCTCACCACTGAGGAGCGCAGCGCGATGACCTACTACATAGCCACCAGCGACGTAGTGCTCTTTCAATACCTTATGCCAACGGACAGCGAGGTATTGACACAAGAACAAGCACAAGAGGCCGGATGGTTCGGCGCGGAATTGTAACTTGAGGACATGGATTTTATTGCAGCAAACTGGGCAGAGCTGTTGCTCGCTCTCATGGTGTTCGCCAAAGTCGTCGTGAACCTAACGCCGTCGGTCAAAGATGATCGCGTGTTTACGTACTTCGACCTGTTGCTCAATGCCATCATCGCAAACAACACAAAAGAAAAGAAGTAATGGCCATCCTTAACGGCACAGTATACCTGCTCTCGGTTGCCGGCACCGCGTTGCCCGACCAGACAGAAGGCAGCATCTCCATCAACATGGAGACGCGCGACATCACAACCAAAGACAGCAGCGGATACCGTGAGCTGCTCGAAGGTTTGCGCTCTGGTTCCGTCAGCGTTTCGGGATTGGTTGACGACGATGCCAGCGGTGGCGCCGGAGGTACGTTGTTCACTACGCTCAACACACGTGCGGCTGTGGCTTTGGTATTCGGTTTCGACGATGCGTCAGACGACTACAACTACACCTGCAACGCTTTCTGCACTTCGCTGGAGATTAGCGCAGGAACGGAAGACAACGTCACGTACAGCGCGTCGTTTGAAATCACTGGAGCTATCACGCAGGTCGTCGCTTAATGAAAGTCACGCTTTCCGGGAAGGAGTTTACTTTACGATGTGACATGCGCGCGCTGGCTAACGCCAAGCGTGAGCAAAACGTAGACATCTCAGACTTAACCGAGTCTTATAAAGACGAAAACGGTAAGGAACAACAGCGCGAGAACTTTGACGCGTTTGCCACCTTGGTGTATTACTTCGCGAAGTCTGGTGCCAAGCACGCAAAAACAGACTTTGAATATGATCGTGACGACTTTCTTGGTTTGATTGGCTTTGATGAAATGCCTACCATAATGACTGCGGCTGCGGCTCTATTGGGTGGCGGCGGTAATCAAAAAAAAGCGAAGGCAAGCCGCTAACGTTTGATCACTGTATGCAGATTGGGTTGGGGCAATTACGCTTCAGCCCATCTGTGTTTTATGACATGACGTTTGAAGAGTTCATGTGGGCGGCGCAAGGCATGAACCAACAGGAAGAAGCCAGGCAACAACAAGAGTGGGAGCGCGCTCGGTGGTCGGCGAAGCTGGCACTAGCTCCACACAGTAAGAAAGGCCAGCAGGTTAAGCCTCACGACCTTTGTATCTTCCCATGGGAGAAGAAGCCTAAGAAGAAAGGCACTAACAAGCTGCTGAAGAACGCGCTGAACAGTATTAGTAATGGCAAAACTTAAGGATCTAAAAGTCACCATCGGCCTGAGTAAGCGGGGCCTGACGAAGCTTAACAGTGACCTACGCCGTACGAAGTCTAACTTCCGCAGGAACTTTGGGGAGATAAGCAACCTTGCCAAGCAAGCCGGCGCCGCAATCATGACAGGCGTAGCGGCTGGCCTTACTGCTATCGTCAAATCAGGTGCCGACCTGCAGACGTTGAAGGTTGGCTTTAGGTCAATCATGGGCAGCGCGGAAGGTGCGGCGGACATGGTCGACAAGCTCAACAAGTTCACGGCCTCCACTCCGTTTCGACTTGAAGAAGTAGCAAGAAGCGGAAGAAACTTGCTTGCGGTCGGCGTAGGCGTGGAAGACGTCAACGACAAACTGCGCATGCTTGGCGATATCGCTGCAGCATCAGGCAACAGTATTAGTGACATATCCGCAGCCTTTGCCAAAGTGCAAGCCAAAGGCAAGGTAGAGTTGGAGAACCTAAACCAGCTTAGCGATCGAAGTATCCCAATTTTTGCAGAGCTTAAAAAGATTACCGGTGACGCTAATATGGAGTTTGGTGCCGGCTCGGTATCGGTGGAGCAGTACAACCAGGCGTTGGCAAACATGGCTGCTGAAGGCGGCTTCGCGAATGATGCCATGGAAAACCTATCGGAGACGGTAGGCGGCAAGTTCAGCACGGCAATGGACAATGTGCAACAGGCTCTTGGCAACTTTGCCGAGAAGTCCGGTCTGCTGGCTACTATCACCAACTCGTTGGATGACATGACCAAGCAAGTCCAGCGGATGAGCATTGGAGACGGCGACTTGGTCAAGTCACGGGAGGAGGTTTATGATATTTCGGTACGTCTAAGAGAGGCGCACAAAGGCAACATCACAGCGTTGCAGGAGGAAGCGAAGGCAGCCTATGACACTGCGTTTGCAATCAACCAAGCACTAGATACCAAGTCTTCGGAAGCGCACTTGAAAGGCGCGCGATCTATGTACGACCGCGTGACTGAGGCGATGGCGTTTGCCAATACAAGCCTAAGCACCTTACCCGACGCGCCTGCTGGCTTTGGTGAGAAGGCCGCGCTAGCTGGACCGCCAGAGAAAGAAGTTAAAGTCAAGAAGCAACTGTTTGAGGTTGAGAAGTCTAGACTGCTGCAGATGGGAATGGCTAAGGAGCTACATGGCACCATGGCCAGCGACATCATGGCGGCGGCGGAAGCCAACCACGTATTGCAAGGCAGCTACGAAGCTGTGGGCGCGGTGGCCATTACCACGCGTGACTCCATGGTAGAGCTGGGCAACTTCGCAGCTGCGCAACTGCCTAACATGATGCAACAGGCATTTACTAGCATTGTTGCTGGTGCCGGTAGCTTCCGTGACTATATGCTGGACATGCTCGAAAGGCTGCTGATCAAGTTGGCTGCTATGCTCGCGGCGTTTGCTGCGTTAAGCATCATGTTCCCCACTAGCAAAGCTGTTAAAGGCGGTCTTGGAAAGTTTATGGCCGGCGGTTTCGGCGTGCAAGGTTTTGCGGCAGGTGGCTTGGTCACCGGTCCAACGCTTGGCATGATTGGCGAAGGACCAGGCACCACGCTATCCAACCCGGAGGTCATCGCACCACTGGACAAGCTGCAACAAATGATGGGCGGCGGCGCGGTAACCGTGACCGGCATGATCAGAGGCAGCGACATACTATTGAGCAACGAGCGCAGCGCGCTAGACCGTAACCGTGTAAGAGGCTTCTGATGGCTG